TGGAATAAAAACACAAGATTATAACCCACAGGAATGTATGTACGATTATGAAGAAGCTAGAACCCTTTACTTCAGTAAACAGGTAAAATTTTAGTAAGGGTTGCATTAGATAAGGGTATACCCCATACTAAATGTAATTATTGTTCTTTATCTGTAATTAGCTATGTCATTTGAAGAAGAATTAGAACAAATTGATCGAGAAGAATGGTTAGCTAAGTTTGATGATAAACAGATTATGATGGCTGCAAGAATGTTTTTAGAATGGCTATATAATTTACCTGACGATTGGCAACCAAAAGAACATAAAGAATTTAAATTTTAATTATGAATGTACAACCAGAACAACTATTAAGACAGCTAAAAGTACTGCAATTACAAAAAAAAGAAATAGATATGCAGATAACAGAAAAGAAGATGGTATTAGAAAAATATTATTTGGATAGTATTATTATGAGTACTTTTAGTATCGAAGGTGTTAAAGCAATACGTAAACGCAAACCAGAAAAATGGGAATATAGTAAAACTACAAATCAGTTGAGAAAAAATATGTTAAATGCAATAGAAGATAAAGAACAACAGGAAAGAGAAGAAGGTATTGCAACTAAACTGGAAACAGGTTTTACATGGTCTATCAGATGAAAACAACAGAAAGAGTAGAACAAGCATTTAAAAGAATGAAAGAGTTACTTAGTTTGGTCGCTGATTGGACTAAACAACCAAAAGAACAAGATGCATTAACAAAAGAATTTAAAGAAAAGAAGCAAAAGATGATAGGTGATTTACATATACAATTAAGTGCTTTAAGTGATCGCTATATGTTTAACCATAAATCAGAATTTGCTACAAAAGAATATTTAGTAGAGTATGAAGCATTAAAAAAGAAAATTAAAGAATTAGAAAAATGAATATTAAATATGTAGATGAAGAAGCAAGATTTTATTTTATATGTGAAAATTGTGGACTTCCTATAAAAGATAATAAAGGTGTTGTTGATTTTCCTATGTCTTGCTCAAAAAACAATAAAGCACCACTACGTTTCTATCATAAAGGTGATTGTGCATATCGAGGTAATAACAGAAGAACAAAAGATTTCTGGGGAAACTGGCAGATTGATGAATTTTTAGAAAATCTTGCTACAGGTGAATGGCCAGAAATGATAAAACTGATGTTAGGAATAAAAGAACAAAAATGAACCCACAAAAAAACAAAGGTGATAAAGCAGAAAGGGAAGCCTGTGCATTGTTAACAGAATTTACAGGTTATGAAGTTGAAAGACGTTTTGGTGCAGGTATGGAAAATGATAAGGGTGATTTAGTAGGTATACCTGATACTGTTATACAGATAGCAAATTGGAAAGATACAAATGCTGCAGTATTACAGAAGCCAAGAGAAGCAGAACAACAACGTATAAATGCAAAAGCAGAATATGCAGTTACATTAGTGAGATATAAAAAAAGACCAGGTTGTAAGCATGGTGATAACTGGCGTGTTGTTCAAACTATTGAGCAATTTGCAAGACTTATAAATGAAATTGAACAGCTAAAAAAATTAATTAAATGAATTGTTACTACTGCAATAATGAACTAATTATTGGTTCTAATGTGGATATTGATGAAAGTATGCAGCCTGACTTGTATGCAGAATTTTCTGTAATAACTAATTTATCTTGTCCTAAGTGTTTTGCAGAAGTGGAAGTACTAAAAAAAAGAAACGCATATGACTAATATAAAAATAATTTCTTGACAGGGGTATACCTTAGATGTACACTTAATAATGTAAACACTACCGAGAGGTTTCCAACATGAGTTACACAACTCTTTCTACAAAACATAATCTTCAACTAACAGAAGAAGATGTAAATGTGCTTATTACAAGTTACACAAAAAAATTAAACAGTATAGTAAGACCACTACAAAAATATGAAACAGGTCTAGCTATTTGTAACTATAAAAAAGAAAATGGTTTATTAGAAGTTTCTGAAGTAAATTTTAGGAACAGAATGAATGACCATAATTACAGAGTTACAAGAAAATCAGAAGATCCTATTTTAGAAATAGTTTGTACAAAAAAATATAGAAATCCATATATTTACAAAGAATGGTATCTTACAGAAATTAGACAAAGATACAATGATATAAGAGAAAAAATTTATGAGTTAGCTGAAATTGTTGGACATGATTGTACACACTTAAAAGGTCAACTAAATTTTTCAGAATTAGAGCAAAAAAGCATGAGTGAGTATAGAAAATATTTATCAGATTTAAGATCAGATGATTATGGGTGGGAGGACTAATTAAAAGTAAAAATATACAGCCCTCTTTTATAGAGGGTTTTTCTTTTGTTACTATTTGTTAATAAACTCTTAACAGGGGTATACCCCTTGTATATACTAAGAATGTACCAAACAACCGAGAGGTTTTCCAAATGTCTAAAACAGTTAAATGCGGTTCAAATGTAAGGTCAAAAGCAACATCTAATTTTTTAGGTCATGTTGTATCTTATCAACCACTAAATAATTATGCTTTAGTTGCACGTATAGTTGACTACAAATTAATTACTAAAGGATATAAATTATCTGACTTGGAGGTAGCATAATGCAAAACTTTCTAATGATGTTAGCAGCGTCAGGGTTGTTTTATACAGCCCTCGATTCCACTCTATATGACATGACAGTTACAGATTGTAATGCAGGTATAGAACTAGCTTGTAAGGAGGTAAACAAATGACAGTAACTTTTGAGGTTTATCAAATCGAACTAACAAGTAATGAAAGAGAGATTTATAAATTGTATAAAAATAGTAGAAGGAGGGAAAACCAACAATTTGCTAATGAAGCATTAGTTAAAGCTATTAATGAAGAAGTTAATGGCAAAAAACTTGTCAAATCAAAACTATGGAAAGCTAAAGACCATGATGCCTTATTAAATAAGATTATGAAAAAAACTAATTGTAATATTGATGAAATAAATTTTCATGAATTTAGAGAGAACAAGAAAGACAATACATACGATAATCTTTTAAAAAAACCATTTTATGAATTTCACGAAAATAGAGTTAGGGAAGATATAGAAAGAGAAGGTAATCTCGATAAATTATATGATGGTCTATAAGTAGGTATAACATATAGTCGGGAAGCCTGATAGTTAGTTATCTTATAAGTTCTAAGCTAACTTGAAAGTTATACAAAACCTATTGCACTAGGAAAGACAGGGCAAGTGTTGGACTTGATCTATCTCCTGACTTACAACCCCATAAGGGGTTTTTTATTGTTTAGCTTAATTTAGGAAATAATTGCTGTTCTAGCATATCTACAGCCTTATCATCTAAGGTATTTGTAGTCTGTTTACAAACTACACGTAATAGATCAATAATTAACCTTTTGCATCCTGTTGTAGAAAGGAAGCGTAGAAGTATAGGTTTTAAAATTTTGTACATAGTTTGTTTTGCTTTACAAACATATTCTAAGCGTTAAATTTAATATGGTCATCTATAAGGCTGTCTAATCCCCATTGCAAAGCTAGATAGCCTTTTATTACCTTCTAGGCTTTATTTCTGCAACAGCTAGTTCTACTTCTTTTAGCCTGTGAAATACCTCTTTCATATCGTCATGCATATCATCTATCTTTGTTGTTAGTAATTCTATTGCTGTTGTATTACGCACAAGGTCATCACGTGATTGTCTACCCCTATAGGATATAGAACCTACAGATACAAAACAGGCTGTTAACAATGCACCACCTGTAGCTGCTATTACTTCAATCACTTTGCTAGAACCTGTTCTATAGCTATTATGACAGAAAAAGGCTATGTCAGAAACAAAATCTAAAAATCCTCTACAAAAGCTAAAAGAAAAATTTGACGATAAAGAGGAACAGTTAGAAATACTAGGCACTTTTATTAGGTTAGGTGTAATGGTCTGGGCGGGTTTTATTATCAGCCTTAACTACATATCTTTTCCTGGTATGTCAAAAGATAACTCACCTAAAGATATAACTTTTATAGCAAGTGTATTTACAGGCTGTTTAGCAACTTTTTCTGTTGATGTAGGAAAGAAGAAAAAAGAAGATAAAAACGATAAACCAAAACAACTTGCACAATCGGACAATTCATACCAAACTATAAGGGTAGAAACACCTATAAAAATTGTTGGTGCTACTGTGGTTGACCCCAAAACAAAAACATGAAAAAATTTTTACCGATATTGCTACTAGCAATTACACCTGCCTGTTATGCAAGTTTATCGCACAGTATAAGTAGCTCTACAAAACTAACAGTAGGTGGTGCAAGTACTTCTTCATCACGATTAGGTAGCAGCTATAGCGTTAGTGGTAATGGTGTTGATACAACCTATACATCAGGTGGTAATGCTGTTTCTAATGGTGTTGGTTCACTTGTTATTAGCTCAGGTATTGGCACTCCTCCTGATTTAACAGTAACCCAAGACGTACCTGCTAATAGCTTCAGTTTTAGCCAATCATTTACCCAAGCAGATGCAATAGCAGGTTCAGCAGTTACTACAGGTGAAACACCTAACTTTTCTAACAATGTTACAAGTATTGCAGGTGGTACTGCAGGTAACTTAGCAGGTACGATTACATCAGCAGGTGCAATTACATTAACAGCAGGTGGTCATAATACAGAAGCAGTAGGACAGGTAATAACAACACTAATAGTAGATTAATAAAACTATGTATAGGCTATTTGGGCTATATGTATTTTTTGGTGTACCTGTTTATGCAGCACCAGTAATTCCAAATTTCCAGCAAGGGGTTCTACAGCAACACGTGGAAACAAAACAAACAATAGTAGAGGATATAAAAAGTTTTGATATACGTAATGGGTATCAACTAACAGTAGGTGGGGAAAATGTAGAGAGTTCTACAGGTAATGTTGCACCTGCAGGTTGGACTAAGGTAAATACAACAATACAGGGTGTAGGCACTACTTTTGTTTCCCCTAATTTAGATAACAAGCCTACATTCAGTATTACTAATGCAGGTGAAAGTTTTATGTATTATGAGACACTAGAAACACCTGGTATAACTAATTACACGCACGTTACACGCACTACGAATATTGAAAGTATTAGTGATAGTACAAGTACGTTTAGTCAATGAAAAGATATTTATTATTGTTGCTGTTGTTCAATAATCCTGTCTTAGCTAATTCTGTAAATACAACAAGTAATAGTTCTGGAAGTGTAGTTAATCAGGCTGTACAAGTAGTACCTTCTAGGCAATTTCAGTATCAGATGAATACTATTACGTGTCAGGGTGCTACCTTAAACATTTCTCCATTTGTCTCCACAACGTATGGATTTGCAACACCTTTTGAGTCTCATTTTGATAGACCTGTATACAGCAGAAGGGATATAGAAGGTAATTTTGATGATGATAATAATGCAATAGGTGATGGTGATGTAGATGCAGGTTATAGAGGTGAAATATTATATTTTGAAAAGGTAAGAACAGGACAGAAACAATCTAATGTATCAATAAATGGTGGTATTACAGCTACTTTTTCTATACCTCTAGATAGAACAGCCATAAAAGAATGTAGAGAAGCTATGAAAAAACAAAATGAATTATATGAAGCATCACTTGCTGCAAAAAGGTTAAATTATGAAATGAGTAGAGCAAAAACCTGTGCAGATAACTATAAAAATGGTTTTAGGTTTAAAGAAGGCACACCAATGGCATTAGTCTGTTCAGATATAGAAATTATAGAGCCTACTAATTTAGACCACGTACATAAAATTAAGAATTAAGTTTAGATTTTATTGGTTTTTTACCTGCAAATCTTGTACCTTTTTTACCTACAGCTTTTTTAACAGTACCTATTAATTTTTTAAATACAGGTTTTAATATCCTGTTAAGAAAAGGTGTTAATGTAGCTGCAGTTGTTGCAACTATTGTTATTGCAAAAGTTGTAGATACTGTATTTATAGAAGGTAAATATTTTTCTACTGCAGTTGTTGGTTCATACTGCACTACACATTCTTTTGTTTCTTCTATATATTTAAAACCTACAACCTTTTCTGTACCTTTTGCATTTAGATCACCTATACGTGGGTTATTCTTTTTAGGGTCAGGACATTCTACTTTATCGTCTTTTGGTATTTTTGGTACTTCTGGTGTTTCTGTTTCTGCTATAGGTGGCTGTTCTACGTTTGTAGGTGCTTGTGCTTCCTGTATTGGCACTAAATCCTTAGCATTGTATTGTAAGGGTTCATAGAAGGGTATAGCACAGTTTATAACAACATTACCTGCAGGGTCATCTGTAAATAGCTGTGAATTTTTTGTACCATCAGTTCTAACAGTTGCACATGGCATATCAAAAGTAGGTGGTAACATTCTTGTTACATGAGTAGTTGTAGGTAAGGTTGTCTGGTTAGGTATTACAACATCAGGTATACGTGGTATTGATGCACTAGGTATTATATTTATTTCTGGCAATTTATAATGGTATAGATACTTTAGGTTTTGCTATTGGTGGTGTTGTAAATTCTGGAATACCACCTTTTATTGCATCAGGTAAAACATTATCAATATTACCCATAATTTTATTTTTTAGATACTTTTCAAACTTTGGTGATGTTAGCCACCTGTAACCTATAAATGTACCTACTAGGCTACTAGATATAAGTAGAAAAGAAAGTATACTAAGTATGTTTATAATTTTTTGCATGATAAAAGAAGCCTTCTTAAAAGCATTAGTACCTGTGACTATTATAACTTTCTGTGGAATCTGTGCATTAGCACCACTTTATGTAGGTCTTTCTGTACTATCTACCAGGGTACACCAGAACTCACAGTAGGAGTTTTTGATTCTGCTATTTGTTCAGCAATACTCGTTTCAATAGCTGTCACTTCGTCTGAACCTATTGCCGCTTTAGCCCATCCAATAGCATTATCTTTTGTTATTTCCGCGTAAGCAGTAAATGATTCAGAATCAGCCGCAGCAAGTTCTATAGAACCATAACGATGACCAGTATGAACAGAGGTGGAATCTCCACTTCCTACAGTTTCAGAGTCTTTTGCTATCCAGTGAACAGTAGTAACAACATCAGATAAGCTTCCTACAGTTTTTGTTGAGTCTAATGAAACAACATCCCAAGTAACAGCCATAATTTAGATTTTTTTTAATTCTAATTTGATTCTACAATTTGAACAACATCACTAAGTTTTTCTAATTGTTTTAATGCTCCTGTGTCTTCCATTATTGGTTGCGTCAACTGTTGTGCCTCTGCCTGTTTTGTTTGTATTTCTTTTTGTAGCATCTGTAATTTTGCAATATTCAAATCAAGACGAGTTTTTGTTTCATCATAAAGTTCTTGTGCTGTAGCCATAAAATTAATTAAAGTAATCCAATATTACATAATCATTCTAAATGCAGCAATATAAATTTAATTTTTAAACAATTGTACATTCACCATCGTTTCCACCAGTTGCAATGATATAAAAAGTAAGAGATTGTGCTTCTCCGCCATTATCATCACCTGTTACAGATACTGTTACAAAATTATTATTATCAGCTACCGAGTAAGTAACGTTATGAATCGACCCTTTAATAAATTTTGTTTCTGAAGCCAACGTAGCATCTGTCATATTTGATCCGCTACCTTGTACTCCTATATAAAGTTTTTGCAATTCCATACCATGTGGTGCGGCGGTATCTCTTCTAAATGCGGTTATTTCAAAACCAGATGTGCCAAAATTATCAAGACGAAGGACTTGTACAGCAGATGTTGACATTGTGTAATCTCTACTTACAACAAATTTTTTTACAAGAGCGCCTGTGCCTGTACTACTGTTTTTCATACCTATATTTCCATCAAGATGAAATATACATGCTGTGGCAACAGAAGTTGTACCCAAAAGCAATCTTCGATTCACGTCAAGACGCATTGCTTCCGTTGGCGTATTAGAATTAACTCCATTTCCAAATATTAAGTTACTTGAACCATCGTTATGAATACGACTATCTGTTCCACCGCTCGGAACAGAAAAAAGTAAATCGGGTGTTGATGCAACTATTTGTATTCTTCCTTGAATACTTGTATCTCCGACTACAGTGAAAAATTGATTGGGTGAGTTAGTGCCAAAGCCAATACGATCATTTCCCGCATCTACATAAAATAAATTTGCGTTTGAATCTCCTTCGATTCTAAAATCTACATCTGCGCCATCTTCATTAAATATTGTTGTGGCTCCTAATTCCATTCTTTCAACACCCGCTGTTGCCACATTGAAAGTATCAGCGGCAGAACTAAATATTCCTGTGTTTAGATCGTCCCTGAAAGCCAATGCAGGGGTACTTGCAGACCCATCTTCAAGAGTTAAAGTTCCGTCAAGCTGTAAAAGTTCTACCCATGCATTATTTGCTGAATTTCTTATTTTTAATATTCCAGTTGTAGTATCTGCCCACCACATATAAGCATATTTTGTTGCTGGTTCTGAACTTGAACTACTATTACTCACTAATGCTGCTAATGCGTTATTTATATCTGCCCTGACATTTGCTCCTGTGGAGTTGTCAATTATCATATCATGGGTTGGAGACATTGCAGTTATACCAATGTATTTAAAGGTTATTTAATTATATTTTTAAAGGTAAATTACAATAAAAAAGTAATAACAATTAAAAATAAAAATTTATTTAATCATATTCTACCCATTTTATAGATATTTTCCAAGCTAATTGTATTTCTTAACTACCACGCCCAAAACCTGTAGCTGTATAACTAAATGTTTTATCTTGTACAGCGTTACCTGCATTTAAGAATTTTATATTAAAGCCAGTGCCACTAATACTTGTGATTTCAAATCTGTCCGTGCCACCGAGATCATTTGCAGTGATACCAATACTTGGTAATTGTGTACCTGCCCCGACACTTGTTTCTGCAGCACCTGTAAAAAAGGCTTGGTCAAAAGTAACAGCTAGACCAGAAGCACTTGTACCACTACTTAAATTACTTTTTTGTTCTGTTCTTCTATCCAATTCTGCCTTATATCCAAGTTGATCTATCTCTATACTTTGTGCTGGATCTTCTGATTCTAATAAACATCTAAATTTAAATCCTCTGCCAACATACGTTCCATTAGCAAAAGTATTAAAAGTTTTGCCAGTAAAATCACTATCTTGATAACTAATACCATTAGAAGGTGCGGAAGTGGTTATAGCAACTAATAATTTAGCGTTAACATTAAATGCTGTGGCCGCATCAAAATCTGTCCAAGTATCTATATTTGCTGTTCTTTTGTCAATTAAATCATTAGGATAAAAACCCTGTGTCACAAAATGCCTTGTCAGACGCAGTGGATTTACAGCACCCAAATCAAGGATTTTAGCAAAATCATAACTACCACCTGTTAAAAAATCTACATCACCAATAAAATCAAAATCAGCAATAGCATCAAAATCTGTTGCATCATCTAATGTTTCAGTAGAACCTAAAACAAGGCCATTTACTTCATCAGAAAAGAAACAATCAGATTTTAAACCTGCAAAAGGTGGTGAATCTGTATCTTCTCTATCGTTAAAAATAAGCAGTTTAGGTAATGGATCGGGATTAATAACAACAACAGATGCTTCACCAGAACTTAACCTGCCACCATCATCTTTAAACTTAAGAATATATTCACCATCAATGGCAGGTAACATTGTTTCACTAACTGAACCTGGTAATGCAGGGATCAGGTCAACAGAATTAGTAAAAGTTCCTGTGCCATTTGTTAAATTGCTGTGTCTTACAACTACGTTTCCACCATGTAATACATCAATATCAGTAGATCTATCAAAACGTAATCTCATTAACTGATCTGATATAGTTTCTACTCTTAAATTCTGTACGTCACCAGGTAATGCAGTCTTACCAACAGATGTGAATTGTATTTCATTAGGTCTTTCACTTAATTTATTTATTGCATTTATAGAAAATACTCTGATGACAAACTTACCATTGGTAATATTATCTATATCAAAATCAGTACCTTTAACCTGCTGATTTATAAAGTTTCCATTTTCAAATTTGTATTGCAGATAATAACCAATAGCACCTTTAACAGCAGCAAAAGATATAGATAATCTTGCCACTGCTTTATTGTTAATAACAATAAGAGATTCTGATGCAGTTAAGTTTTCTGGTGCAGGTAATTTTTTTGTAATTACAGTAAAACTTTTAGCTGGTAATGGTGTGCCATCTTCAACAAAGGCATATTTACCACTATTATGTGATGCTGCTGTGATACTAAATGTAAGATTTTCTTCTTCCTGTACGTTTACTACCCTCCATGTTGTAGGCTCTAGTGTTGTATTTTCTATGACCCAAACACTATTTGCCTGTGGTACTGATGAGAAGGCAGAGGACACTGTAACAGTAGCACCTGATATATTGCTAATCTCTTTTGTCTCAAGCGTTCCATCAGATAAAATCACTGATAATTTTGCAGTATTGGAAGTAACAAGATCAGTGGATGCTGTATCATCAACCTCTATCTGAGTAGTACTGATACCTGTTTTAATTCTTCCTCCTCTTCTTACTCCCTGTTTTACCTCATCTGCCACTGATATTATCTGTCCAGGACGTACCAACACACCTGCTTCAGCAGTAATACTGAAGTTAACTATTTCAGAAGAATTATTCTGGTTAAAGAGTAACCACTTTGCCATTCTTGAAGCTTGTCCTCTTGATGTTGTGGCAAAACTCTTTATAGTCTGTGTCTTTATTCCATACCTTGACTGTGCTGTTGTGTCATCTACTGTTTCATAGTCAATAGCTTGAGTTGTCATATCAAAGAAACCTACATTTATCTTTGTAAACTTAGCCTTCTGACTTTGATTGCTATATGAAAAACCACCTTCAGTCACATTAGAGATATTGAAGGTATAGACAGGATCAGATGGTCTATCCTGTGAGATCGTAATACTGCCCGCTTCATAAAAAGCTTGTACTCTCATTACAGAGCAAAGATCCTGTATAAGTTCAAATGCTTCTTTCTGATTGTTTATATTTACATTGCAACTGAATCTTGCTTCGGTTGTGCCTGTTCCAGATCCATCATCTATTTGTGTTGAGTTATATTCTGAAGCAGAATAAAATGCAAACTTATCTATTGCTGTTTCTGGTATAGACGCTCCGTAGCGCGTGTTCGTAAGAACATCATATAAAACCCAAGCTGGATCGTTTGTAAACTCTTTATCTGTTTTTAACGTGCCATTAAAACTGCCACTGAAAGATAAACTACCATCAGATCTTACAGTTGCATTATGTGGGATTTTTACTTTTATTCCTCTTATTCTGTATGTTCTTGTTGGTATTGATCTGAATGATTCAGCATTAAAACGTAAACCAACATGTGCAATGTCTACATAAGCTCTCTGTTCTGCTGTTATCTCTGTAAATGATGACCAACTAAATCTATTCTGTAAATTTGTATCAGTAGAATCATTCGTAACTCTAGTGACAGTAGCGGTTATTGGATAGCTAAGATTTGATAAGCCTTTAATAATATAATCTCTAAAATACTGTGTATTTGTCTTACCAATTACTGCTCCTTTAGTTGCACTGATAACTCTATGTTCTGTGCCATTATTTTCTGTAATTTTTATAGATAAATTGACCTGTGTACCATTTGTAGATCCATCAGATGTATTAAATTGCTGTAGTGAAGGAAAAACAATAGTTATTCTTAATTTATCTATCTGATTTGATATGGATCTTGAAACAGGTGTTGCCTTTGTTACTTCAACACCAACAGCAGTTTCAGATTCTATCTCATTAATAGTATCTAATGCAGTTTGATTAGAAGTTCCAAATCTAGGTTCAAAACTTATATCTTCTCTTGTAAAGTTAAAATCACCTTCTGTAAGATTATTTATATCTGCTGATTTTTTTAATACCTGCGTTCCATTTAGAAAGACATCTTTTAATGCTGCAATATTGTATTTATCAGTCCCCTGTGTAAGACCTGCTTCTAATGGTGAATGGAAACCAGCTATTTGTCCTTCTGATAAAACGTCTATAAGATCATTTGATTGCTTACTGGATAGTAAAGAATCTGTAGTAGTTTGTATGCCATCAACATCGCCTGCTGTTATGTTTAGACTATTCTGTTTTGTAAAAGTAGCATTACCTGATGTAGAGACTGAAGTACTACTTGAAACTTTAAATTCTGTTGAAGAGGTAACAGAAGTAACAGTTACATTTTCTGTTGTACCAGAACCAGAGGTTACATTTAGGTCAACGACATCACCGACAGCTAATGTTTCTGTGCCGTTATGAGTAACAGTAATAGTATTTGCTGATTGAGAATACGTTCCAGTTTTAGGTACATCTTCAAAATAAAAACTAACTATTTCATTAGTTATTGTCTCTGAAGATGATCTTGTGACAGTAAAAACAGTTGATGAATTTACCGCCGTTACTGTCAAAACTTCTGGAGTATTTTCGTTTGTACCTACAACAAAAATAATATTTAATACATCGCCAACTTGTATTGTTGCACTACCGTCATGTGTAATTGTTGCTGTAGTGCCTGATTGAGAAAAACTACCTGTTTCAACAGTAATACCATCTATTTCAATTAACTTTCCATTTGCATCAAAATGTATATTATCTCCAAGTCCTGACCCTCCAAATTCCCTTAAATATCCATCAATAAATTGATCCGTAACCTCACCAAAATAATGTGCTTGAAAAATACTAGTCGATGTATCTTCAAAACCAAATAAAGGATCGTAAAAATCTGGCATTAAACAGAAACCTCAATTTGGTCTGTATCTATTCCATTTGATACATTTATACTTCCGACAAAAATATCTCCATAGACAAGAGGAATGGCTACACCTGCTCGTGATACGTTTGTGACTCCACTAAATGCAAAGTTGACAGTGGCATCTTCTGGTTCTAAAGAAGAACCAAATTTAGGCTTTGGTGTTAGATAGCTATTAATATCATTTAAAATTAATCCTGTACCTATAAGTGAAGCAACACTTGCTAGTGCTTTTATACCCACAAATGTAGCTATTTCAGTAGCAAAACCTGTAAATAACAGACCTGCAAGAATTCCGAGTATTTCACCCTCTACAACAGGTATAATTTTTACTTCGTCTTTAATAGGTATTGCAAAATCATTTTTATTTTTAATAATATTATTATTAATAACTACTTTATAATGTTTATCTTTCATATAACTTTCTAATTCTGGATGATTACATACTAAAAATTTCATTGTTTGTTTTATATCTCTTACATCAGCCTTTTGCTCTTTCCATCCTACAAATTCTGCCAGATCTCCATATAGTTTTACTGTCTTAAGCATGGATCTTTCTGTAATGTTTCTATTTTATCTGTTGGCTTAAATTTAAACCATGTTTTTGTTTTTAGTCCAATAATATACCAAGTTTTATTAGATCGTTTACAACTTATAACATCTGCCTCACTAGGATGCTCCGTACCAATAGGGTGTGAATGTATAACAGCATGAATTTTGCCATATTTATCCTCAGTATCAGCCCAATCTGTAGGGTCTAACAAGAACTGTAAATGATTATGTAAAGCTAAATTTTTACATGGAATATATTTATCTTTATTTAAATAATTAACAAGAAGTCCACAAGATTCTCTAGGTGCTTCCTGTTCTGCATGATTAAGAGCATCTTCTTGCCATGTCATTGATTTATAAACGTACCAACACCAGGAAACAAATCTCTTGTAACTACTCTTTTAGGAAGCTGTAAATTAATTAAATCAAGTTCAGATGCTAACTCAAATTGCACGACTTCTCTATTTTCAACTACTTTTCTATCTATAAAATATATTTCTTGTGGTAATTCTTGTGTTGTATCAGGTGTTCCAAAAGGATTTGTACCCCCAGTAAAGTTAGCAGCATCTAAATACCTTGCAAGTGTTCTAATCCTTGTAAATTTTGCACCATTAAGATCATTATTGGCAGTAACAGCATTCACAGTGGCAAACAAAGCAGTTATAGTTCCTAAAATATTACTAATAGTAAAAGTAGGACGAGGAATTGATCCAGATGAACCATTAAATTCAAAACCTTCTGCCTGACATGGAAACTTTTGATATGTATTACCTTGCCAAATTATATCTGTATTATTTAAATCATTTGTGCCTGCATGAAACCTTTGCACATCTGTAGATCCATGTAATGTACTATCTAAAGTCAAAGTAAAAAGTTCAATGATAGAACTTGGATTAATCTTCTGTAGTTCTGATATTGGTATTGGCATTAGGGTTCAAATACCTGTGTAAATTCAGCAGTTATAGATGCTCTATTAGGTACTGATAATACTTTTTTATAACTTTCACATTTAAATTTAGATGCACTA